CGCTGCCGAAGTCGCAGCTGATCGGCTCGGCCTTCGCCGCGACATAAAGCTGCGCGAGGATGCCTGGGCTCGTGAGCTCGGGGTTGCTGAGGTACTGGTCGAACTTCGCGTCGCGCAGCCAGAGCTTGGCGATCCACGGCGTGAGCGGCGCCTTGCCCGACTGAGCCGCGGCCGAGTCGACGTAGAGCGCGAACAGCGCAGACGACTCCCGCGCGGCGCGGTCCCAGCGGTGCGCGACGAGGCGGATGTAGTTGCCCGAGATGCCGCTCGGCAGGGTGAAGGTTTTCTGGAGAGCCATAGGTCAGGTGTATTCGGTGAACTCGACCGAGAAACGCTGGTTGCCCGCGGGCACGTTGGTGCCGTCGAGCGTGGTCACGCGCACCACGGCGTTGGTGCTCGAGTTGCCCGCGGCGTCGAAGTCGTAGGCTGCGACCAAGTTGGCGTCGGACGCGCATTGCGCGGTGCCGATGTCAGGCTTGGCCCCGAAGCCGCGGTTGGTCAGCGAGACGTTGAAGTTCTCGGTGAGCGCTCCGCCGGCCAAGTTGGCGACCACCGAGTCGGAGAAGATGACGTTGATCTGTCGCGTGCTGCTTCCGCCGCCGGTCTTGATGCCGGTCGTCGTGACGTCGGAGTCGTCATACTTGGAGATGTCGCCGGTGCCAATGGAGGCATTGCCTACGGCGTTGGCGTTGCCAAGCGAGGCCCAGGCGGATGCGGTGCCCGTGCGATTGACTGCGCGAACGCGAACATAGCCGGCCACTAGGGTTGCGCTGTAGAGAAAGCACTCGGTCGCGCGAGTCGTGACGAAGAAGTTGGCGCCGTCAAGAGGCGTCCAACTGTAGTTCGTGGCGCCATCAGAATCCGTCGTCGTCGCCTTGACCTCGTAATAGGCAAAGTCGGATTGAGTGTTAGCAGCCCAGCCAACCCGAGTTCCAAAAACGAAGGACGTTGTGCCGGGGAAATACTTTGGCTTGACGCCGTCGCTCGTGATCGTGCCGCCGGTCGGAGTCGTCACCGTGCCCGAGTAGTTAGGAGCCGTGCGCGAAAGCGTAGCCGAGATCGCGCTTGCCGCGTTGGAGAACGACAGCGCGCGCGCCGCGAACTCGTAGGCGACGCCAGGGAATAGGTCGTCGATGGACGCCGCGATTGAGCCCGACGACAGCACGTTCGCGACGACGTATTCGCTTGCCCCGCTGCGCCGATAGAGGATCTGGAGCACCGCGCCACCCGTCGGCATTGCAGGCGCCGTCACCGTGATGCGAGCTACCGCGGTGCCGTCGCTCGCGAGGTAGGTCGTCTCGCTCGCATAGGTCGGAGCGTTCGGCGTGGACGGTGCGACGTTGGAGACGGCGCCGGCGGTGATCGCGACTGGCGTCGCTTGCACGCGGGTCGCGAAGCCGGAGACGTTCTCGAGCGCGTCGTAGGCGTTGACCCAGTAGTAATACGTCGTCCCGACCGCGACGTCGACGTCGACGAAGCGCGATGCATCGACCTCGGCGATCTTGTTGGTGTTCGCGTTGGCCGGCGTCACTCCGGTCGTGTTGCGGTAGATGCCGTACTCGGAGAAGTCGGGCGCGGTCGAATCATCCCAGTCAAGGCCCACCGCGGAGCCCGTTCCGATGGTCGCGACGAGGTTCGTCGGGATGCTGGGCGCGACCGTGTCTTTCTGCACGTTGACCGTGGCGCTGACGTAGGACGTCGAGACCTTGAAGAAGCTCTCGCCGAAGATGCGGACGTTGTACGTCAGCCCGATCTTAACGTCGCTTGAGATGTAATCCGTCGTTTGGTAGCCGGGGACCGTGTTCCACGTGAGGTAGGTCGTCGACGTGCCCTCCTTGTATTCGATGCCGACGTTGCCGCCGGCCTGGATGAACTCGTTTGCGGGCGCGGACCACGAGACAAGGATGCGCGGGAGCGCCGTGCCGTCGGCTTGGATCTGCTGCGTCGTTCCGTCCGCGGTCAGCGTGAGGTTCGTCGGCGCGGAGAGCGTAAACGGATCCGGGAGTGTCGTGTTCGGCGCGTCGTCGACGTAGATCTCGTCGTTGACCGTCCAGTCGTAAACGGTCGACGCGGTCTCGCGCAGCGTCATCTCGATAGCCAGCTGCGGCGGACTGCCATCGCTCGCGAAGTTCCACTCCATCACCTCGAAGACCTTCTGGGTCCAGCCCATCTTCGAGTTGGTAATCATCACAGTATCGCCGGCGCGGACTTGCATCGCCTCGAGGCGGAAGCGCGCCGTCATCGTGATCTCCTCGCGGGCGCGACGAAGCTCGATCACAGCCAGCCGCTGGGCGCACGAAGGCGAGGTCGTAAACGGCAGCGCCACGTCGCGCCAGTAGCGGATGCCGGCGTCCTTGGTGACGTAGGTCGCCGACGTGATCTGCGGGAAGTCGGACGGCTGCCAGTCGTTCTCGGGCGAGACGTAGACGCCTTTGACTCCATTCACGCGGTCGCGCGCCGAGGTCTTCGTCTGCACAGTCATCTGGCCGGCAAAGTGCTTCTCGGTTAGCGTCACCGTCGGGATTCGGTAGCCGGCCGCGTAGAGCACCACCTTGCCGCCCGAGTAGGCGATCAGACCGCCCATCGCGGTGATAAGCTTGCCGATGTTCTCGTCCGGCGAGGCGCTCGTGTAGAGCACGCCGTTCGCCTCGTATCGGTTCTCGTAGGTGGCCGGCGAGGTGACCGGCTTGATCTCGACTTGCTCGTCGCAGATGTTCGCCGCGGCGCTGATCGCGGTATCGTCGACCTCGGCCGAGTCCATCGCCATCCCGAGCGAACTGGTCAGGTAGTCCCGCAGGCAGAGCGCAGGGTTGGCCGAGTAAGCCGTCGTCGTTGTCCGCGGATCGTAGACCTGCTTGCCCTTGACCACCGCGGCGATGTTCGGGATGCCGCCGGTCCAGACCTCCTGGTTCCAGACGAGCCGCACGTAGATGTACGCGATGCCGCGAAGGCGATGGTCGCTCGTCCACTTGCCATCGGTCAGACCGGAGGTCGCGGTTTCGAGGTTCGTCTCGACCGTCTGCGTGTCGGATCCAAGCTTCTTGTAGATCTCGGCGTAGCCCGTGAAGCGGCCCTGGGCGGCGCTGCCCGCGCCCGTCAGCGCGAGCTCGTCGTTGAAGTAGACGTCGCCGATCTCCTCGACCTCGTGACCGGCCATCGCGACGACGAGGTGCAGATACTCGTTCTTTGTTCCCGTCGTCGAGATGTAGACGATGACGCCCGAGGTCTTGGTCTGGCCGTAAACGATCTGCCGCGCCGCAATCGGCGAGCGGATCATCTGCGAGCGGTCGGTCAGCGACGGGTCGGAATAGCTCGGAGCCTTCGGCGCAAGCAGCTTCGACGCCGCCATCGAGGCAGCAGTCGTCGCGATGAACTTGAGCACGAACATCACCGCGTTGGCCGCGGCGACACTCAGCCCGACATCCATCAAAGCGATCCAGACGACGACGGCGACTTGCGGCATAATTAGAGGCGCCAGCAGGCGGCGCCGTTGAGGTCGAGGAACTCCAGCCCATCGCGGCCCACGAAGGCGGCGGCGTTACCCACGCAGACGCCCAGCCCGATGCCGTTGCCCACGTCGCGGGCGATCACGTCACCGCGGCGAGCGAGGCCGATCTGCGCTGGCTCAAGCCCGAGCTCGCGCGCCAACTCCAGAATCCCGCCGGCCTTGTCGATGATGCGCTGCGCGCCCATGCCGCTTGAGTAGGTGCCGCGGTAGTGCGCCGCGGGATCTCGGCCGGTTGCCCGCGTGACCCAGTCCGCAGCGAATAGGCAGCAGTCATTCGCGCCCCACGCGAACGGCTGGCTGCGCCGCTCCTCGATGAAGCGCACAAGCTCCGCGGGAATGTCGGCGGCTTTCATTCGTATTCGGTCGGCCCGGTCTTGTCGCCTCCGTTCCAGTTCGTTTGCTGCGTCTGGTTCGGGTTGCCCCAGTAAATGGCCTTCTCCTGGATCGCAGTCACGAACTCCAGCCCGAGGTCGCCGGGGAAAAGCGCCGTCTGTTCTT